ACGAGAGAGAGACAAAACACATGAGTGGCACGCAGCAACCCGGCACCCCCGCTCCACGGACGGGGACCACGGTCGCACAGGCGGCGGCCAGCATCGAGGCGCTACTGGACCGCGAAGGCGACAATCCGGAGCCCACGAGGCGGCCATCCGTGCCACGTCGCGACCCTCCGCCTCGGGCGGAGACCGACGCGGCGCCGCCGACGTCCGAGACCGAACCACGCGAGACGCTATCCGAGGCCGATGATGGTGAGATTGACGATGTGATCTTGCCGGATGACGCCGAGGAAGAGGGGTCGGAGGAGGACACCGTCGAGGCCGAGGACGCCGAGGACGATCAACAGCCAAAGCAACGCATGGTCACCGTCAAGATTGACGGCAAGCCCGTGCAGCTGCCCGAGGATGAGGTCGCCAACGGCTATCTGCGGCAGACGGACTACACCAAAAAGACGATGGCCCACGCGGAGGAACGCAAAGCGTTCGCCGCCGAGGTCAACGCCTTACGGACGGAGCGGGCTCAATACGCCGAGCTGCTTCCCGTTCTGCATGGACAGGTCAACCAGCTACGTGGACACATCGGCGAGCCCGATCCCGCGTTGTTAAATACCGATCCTGTTGAATACATGCGCCAGCGCGCTGTCTACGATGATCTCGTCAAACGCGAAGAGGCCTCTAAAGTTGAGGGCCTCCGCCTTTGGCAGCTCAGCGAGCAGGAGCGCAAACGGGAGCGCGCGGAGTTGTTGGTCCGCGAGCGGGAACTCATCAAGGAACGCGTTCCCGCCTGGGCCGATGACAACCGGTGGAAACAGGTAGCCAGCACGGCGCGCAAGTATGCCGAGGAGCTGGGCTACTCGGAGGAGCAGATCCGCGAGGTCACCGATCACCGGGCCGTCATGGTCCTGTGGCAGGCCGCGCGCTACGCCCAGCTGGCCAAACAAGGCAACGCGGTTCCCAATCCGCCGCGCCGCGAAGCCAGCCCCTCGCCGGAACCGGGCCCGCATCCAACCCGCCGCCGTCTGTCGGCGCACACTCAGAATAAACAGCGTCTCGCGAAATCGCACAGCCTCGCCGATGCGGCGGCTGTCCTCCGTGGCCTCCTGTGATGGAGCGAGCAAATGCCCAAAGTCACCAACGCCTTCACGACATACCTCGCGAAGGGAAATCGTGAAGACCTTTACGATACCATATTCAATATCGAGCCCTCTGATACGCCGTTTCTTTCCATGTCCGAAACAAGGTCGATCTCCAATGTGATGTTCGACTGGCAGACGGAAAAGTTACCGGCGAAGAACCCTACCAACGCACAGGTCGAGGGTTTCGTGCTGACGCGTTCAGCGGCCACGCCAACAACACGCATTGGTAACGTCGCCCAGATATCGGAACGGGACGCGACCGTCTCCGGCACGCAGGAGGCCGCCGACGCGGCGGGCAAATCGGGTGAGATGGCGCACCAGATGGCGCTCAACGGCAAGGCGCTGAAGCGCGACATGGAAACGATCCTGTTGGGGCCTCAGCCTTATAACGCTGGCGCGGACGACGTCACCGCGCGCAACACGCGCGGCCTCGAGCACTGGATCACGACGAATGCGTTCTACGGCGCGACCGGCGCGAACCCCGTCAGCGCGACGGCGCCGATCACCCCCGGCACCCCGCGCGCCTTCACCGAGGCGATGCTGGGTGATGCGATGCAGCAGACCTACGACAACGGCGGCGAACCCGACAAGCTGCTGATGGGGTCTTACATCAAGCGGGTGTTCAGCACGTTCGTCGGGCGTCACGACAGCCGCCGCACCGTCGATACCGACGAGGTCGTCGCATCGGTTGATTTCTACGTCTCCGACTTTGGCGAGGTCAAAGCGTATCCCTGCCGTAACATCACCAAATCCACGGTGATCGGTTGGGACAAGGATTATTCCAAGACCGCTTACTATCGGAAACTGGAACGGATCGACATCGGCACGATTGGTGACGCGACCACCAAGTTGATGGTTTCCGAGTATGGGCTGCAGTGCTCCAACGAGGCCGCCCACTTCAAGATCGCTGATCTGATCACCAGCGGGCCGATCACCATCCCGTCAATGATGACGACCGACGCGCGTGTCATCGGTGGCGTCATGGGCACCCCGGCGGCCGGTGATCCGCCACCGGACAACGCGATGGGCCGGATGCGGACGGTCGACCCGCGTGGCGGCATCTCGCAGCAGTTCGACGGCTCCACGACCGGGGCCACGCTGTCCAAGGAGGGTGAGATCGTCGGCTCGCCCGGCGGGTTTGCTCCGGTGCCTTTCGGCGGGCTGAACCCAGGCGACCTGCCGCCGCCTCCACCAGAGGCACGGGCGGCGCAACCCCCGGCGACGGATAAGGGCACCACGCCCGGCCTGTTGTCGCTGGCCACTGGCGCCAATCCGTCCGAGGCGGTCGCCAAGGCGCCCAAGGAGACCAAGGGGTCGGTCGTTTGGGGTGACGGCAGCTCAGACAGTAAAGCGTCCCACACCGGGGCCAAACACACCTACGAGACGCCCGGTGATTACAACGTGCGGCTGGTCGATGAGCACGGCCTTCTGCTCGACAGCCAGACGTTCCACGTGCCGATCTAACAAGGAGGCGGCGGGCAAAAGCCCGCCGCGCCCCGTCATGTCTTTTCGCGCCCTTTTCGATCATTCCGGCGGTGTCGTGCGGTGGGTGTCCACAGCCCCCGGTGACGACGCGGTCACCGTCCACGACGCGCAGGAGGTCGGCGACATCCTGCGGGCGAACGCCAGGGACGCGGATGTCGACCAGAGTGGTCGGCATTTCCGTCTCGCCGCGCGCGTGCCGATCGCGATCATCAACAAGGCCAGGGCTGAGGGTTGGGAAAACGATGAGGCACGTTGGAGGGTTTTCCTTAACGATCCCGAGAACAGAATGTTCAGAGTATGGCCGGGGAAAGTCTGATGGCGCTCAATGATTATAACGATTTACTCCTTGCGGTCCCGAAATGGTTGAACAAGCGCAACCTCGACGGCATGGCCGCCGATTTCATTCTGCTGACGGAAACGGATCTGCAGGCGAAACTTCGTTCCCGCGAGATGCAGATCACGACTGACGCGCCCGTGTCCTGCGCCTCGGTCAATCTCCCGGTCGACTGGCTCGACGCCACCCGCCTCTGGATGCACGGCGCGCACCGGTCGCTCGACTATTGCACCGTGGATGAGCTGGAGGAGATCCGCTCGTGCGCCCGCCCAGGCGCCGGGCCGACGCATTACAGCTGGACCGACCACACCATCGAGCTGGCGCCCGCGCCCTCCGGTGAGCTGCTGCTGCACATGACGTATTATCGCCAGATCCCTCGCCTCAGCGTGGCCGCGCCGACGAACTGGCTGACCGCGCGGGACATGGGTGTCTACCTCTACGGCGCTCTGGTGCGCGCCAGCCCCTATCTGATGGACGACGCCCGCGTGGCGACATGGACCGCTGAATATGGCAGCCGCATCGCCGCGCTCAACGCATCATCCCAGGTCGCCCTGCACAGTGGCGCGCCGCTGAAACGCCGCATCCGGGGCTACGGACGCGGCGTCAATCCGCTCCCCTGGAGTGCGTCCGCCGGAGGCCTCGTTCAATGAGCGGCACGCCCACGCCCTCGTTCGTTTACAACGCCTTCAGTGACTACCTCGAGGGGAAGGTGCTGGGGCATCTGTTCCTGGCGACCCCGTTCGTGGCGCCCACGGGCTTCTGGGTGGCGTTGTTCACCGGGAACGCCACTGATACCGGCGGCGGCGTGGAGCCCCCAGGCGCCTCCGCCTACGCCCGGCAGCCGGTCGTCTGGGTCGCCGCTCCGGCGCAGGATGACGGCAGCTCAGCGGTCTGGAACAACGCCGTGCTGCAGTGGCAACCCGCCACCACCGGCTGGGGCACGCTCACCGGCCTTGGCGTGTTCGACGCTCTGACGGCGGGCAATCTGCTGGCTTACGCGCCGTTGGTGATCCCGAAATTCGTCGCCTACGGCGATGCGGTCAGGTTCCCCATCAACACCCTCCTGATCGGGCTGCAGTAGATGGCGACCCCGACCCGCCCCTACGGCCTCGGCCATTACGGTCTGTCATCCTATTCGACGTGGCGGTTCCCCGAGATGGCGCACCGCATGGGCGCGCGGGCGTCGATCCAGCCGAACATCATCGCCGACTACATTCTGTATGCGAACCGTCTCGGCGCGCGTTCCGGCATCATCGCCGAGGCGCGCCTCTACTGGGAGCAGGATCTCGCCTGCGACACGACGTGGACGCCCAGACCGGCGCCGCCGTTTTATTGTCCGGAGGGCGCTGTTCATGGCTGACACCTTCACCGGAACGCTAAATTTGTGCAAGCCGGAAATAGATCAATCGGCGGAAACATGGGGGCAGAAGCTCAATGCGGATCTCGATTTATTAGATCAGTTCGCGTCGACGACAAACACATTCATGGCCGCCGCCAACGGTAATGTCGTTTCGATCATCAATCAGATATTCCCGCGCGGTGTGATCGTCGCCTGGACCGGCGGTGCATCCGCGATCCCTGGCGGTTGGCTCCTGTGTGACGGCACCAACGGCACGCCCAACCTGACTGATCGGTTCATCCTCGGGAACACCGGGACACGGGCCAACTGGGAAGCCGGAGGCGATTTCGGTCATACCGCGTTAAGTGATTTCGAGGGCCAGCACAGCCACACCGGTAATACTCAGGATACCGTGCTGACCGTGGCGCAGCTGGCGTCTCACGCGCATGTCGGCACCACTGACATACAAGGCAGTCACAACCACACGTACAGCGCGATTGTCGGAAGTGGTGCCGGTCAGGTTGGCGCGGGCGGATCTCCGGCTTCCGGCGCATCGCCGCAAACCAGCATCGACGGGCAGCATGCCCATAATTTTGGGACCGACTATCGCGGCGGTAATTTGGGTCACCATCACGCGCTTTCCGAGGATGGCGGACATACCCACTACGTGAATGTCTCCGTCATACCGCCGTATTTCTCCCTCGCTTACATAATGAAAGCGTAAAGAGATGGCGACGACGACCCCTGTCCTCGGCCTGCTTAAACCCGTCGTCGGCGCGGATGACGATTTGTGGGGTGGGTTCTGGAACCATAACGCCGACGTGCTCGACGCCCAGGTCGTCACACGCGGCTCCGGCGTGGCGATCGTCGGCACCGACCCGACCTCGACCGTTTACGAGCCGCTCTGGTGGGATTCAAACTCAGGTCAGCTCTTCATACAATATAATGACGGGACGTCCATCCAGTGGGTGTCCGCGAACAGCATCGACGCGAGCACGCTGGAGGGGAGTTTCCTGCCGCTGACGGGCGGGACAGTGACGGGGCCAACGGTCTTCACAGGAGGGACCAACGCTGATCGCGCGTTTCTGTTAGCGCATCATAGTGTTAATGCGGTGGCGGCTCCAGCCGGTCAGATCGCGAGTTGGTATGCGTTCAATGTTGATAATGACAGCGCCGACACAAGTGCCGCGCAAGGTGGCGGCGCGCATGCCACGTATTTTGGTAGCACGATCAGCACTGGAGCCGTTGGCGGGCGAACTGGTTTGTCCGTGTATCAAGGGCAGTTGGGCGCGACGACGGTAGTGGATGGGCAGTATTACGTCGCGTTCGGTGCGTTCAACGAGGCGTATCATTCGGCGGGCGGCACGCCTCCCGCGCCCAAGGGCGCACTGTTCGCGAGTAATGTTGGAGCGACGATAAAGACCGGAGCCGGGAACTGGCTAACCTGCGTCGGAACCGAGATCGATGTTGGTGTCGAGACAGGCAACACCGTGGCGTTCAAGACCGGACTTGGCATCGTGCAGTTCGCCACTGATGCGATACAAGGTTCGTTGGACGACGCCGGGATCGCGTTTCTGAACCAGATGGGCGGGTCCGCGCCGGGTTGGAAAACCGGCATACAGTTTGGTGGTTATACCGGATGGTGGCCGTTCCGCTCATCATCGACGCTGATTGGCACCAAAGCGTCGAATACTTCCGGTGGCCCGGCGATGACCGCGAACTGGGGTCTCGATCTGTTGGCGGTGACATTCAGTGGCGGGTTGATACGCGGGCCGGGTTTCTCGGTGAACGGTAGCGGTAACGTCTCAGCGGCGGCGGGTAGTTTCAGCGGACGTGTGACAGCGCCCGGCGGATTGGATTTTGGCGCGGTCGCACCAGCGTCGGCGAACGATCTCTCACGGTCACTGGCATTCGACGGGTCGCATGGTTTTAATATGTT